CACACTCATACTTCTTCATCACCAGGTTCACCTACTTCTCCAAATTTACAACAGGCTACAAGCCCATTTAGTAAATTTAATAAAGAAGATTACGAAGATAAAAAATTCATACATTAATGGCAAACATTCTAGAAAAGATCATAGGTTCTGGAGTATTATTTCCCATTAAACTGGAAACAAATTCTAGAGGGCAACGAGGATGGTACCCAGTAACCGGTTCAACAGACCTTATATTGCATAATATAAATTCTGTTATCCAGTACGAATTAGGTTTTCGTATTAGGCAAGAGGATTTTGGAACAAGGCTTTGGGAATGTATAGAGGAACCTAATACTCAGGCCCAGGCTTTCTTAGTATATCAGTTCGTTAGGCAGGCTTTAGTCAAGTGGGAGAACCGTATAGTTATTACTGGTACTAAGCTGTTTAGGGAAGGAACAAAGTTAACAATCCAGATAAACTACAGTATTAAGAATACAAACCAAACTGATACTGTGAGTGCTACATATGAACAATAAAAATAAAACATATGAATATCACAAATCCGTGGTTAAATCCTTACCAAAGGTCATACCATCAAATTAAACAACAGCTTATTACTGGGTTAACTTCCATTACAGATCGTAACGGTAATCAACTCATTACAGATGTATCAGAGGGTAATATCCTTATTATCCTTCTCTCTATGTTTGCAGCTATTGCTGAGGTACTACACTATTACATTGATACTAAGGCTAGAGAATTCTTCCTTGGTACTGCTAGACGTTATACTTCAGTTCAGGCTCTAGGTAACTTAGTAGGTTATTATCCTAAAGCTGCTATAGCTGCTACTGTAGATCTGGTATTAACCAGAGGAGATAAAGCTAGTAGTGGTTCTAATATTTCTGGTACTATTGCAGAAGGTTCTACTTTTACTCAAGGTGATTTAACCTGGGCAGTAGTCAATAAGATAGTTATACCACCATATACAAGTCAAGTAAGAGTTCCTGTTATACAACATAGGTTCTATCATCTAGAAAGTTTGATAGGTACAAATATAAAGACTGGTGATAACAGTATAATCATCAGTAGTAGTGAACTACCCTCTGGAGAATTATACGAACATGGTAGTATGGATCTCTTTGTTGGAGGAGAACACTATACACTGGTAGAAACTTTTGCTTATTCAAGGCCTAACGATAAGCACTTCCGGGTTACTGTAGATGCTTCTGGTAATCTGGTTATTATATTTGGTGATGGTAAGTTTGGAGCTGCTCCTGTAGGTGATGTTATTACTGAGGCTAGTTGTTACCTTACTAAAGGTACTATCGGTAATGTTGATGCTGGAGCTATTACATATACGCTTATGGAAGGTATGGATACTACCAATCCATATCCTGCTACTGGAGGTTCTGACTATGATGATATTGAATCTATGAGATCTCGTATACCTCTTCAGGCAAGAACTCAAGGAGTGGCTATTACCAAGAGAGATTATGAGGATCTGGCTTTGATGGTTCCTGGAGTAGGTAAGGCTAAGGTAGAGATGGTATGTGGTAGAAGAGTATCACTATACATATACCCATCTAATGCTTCAGTAAACAGTGACCTTCAAGCTTCTAATATCCTGAAGCATCAAGTATGGACTAAGCTTAATAAGTATTTACCTATCACTACTATTCTTAAGGTTTACTCTTTGGGTACTTCTGATATAGTACTTGATGTAGATATTACTGGTAGAGCTAATTACAAAGCCCAGGATATACTTACTCATGTTAGAACTGCTCTGTATACTGCTTACAATGCTCAATCATCTAACATAGGAGGTACAGTAAGAATATCAGACTTATATGCTCTTATGGATAATCTGCCAAGTATAGATTTCCTAAGGATCAATAAGTTCTATGTAAGACCTTACATCATACCTCTTAACTATGGTATAGGTTTCAGTCCTCAAGCCTTTAACCTAACAAAGGCCGATCAGTCTGTTACCTATATTATAACTATGTTGGCTAATAATATGGCTTCTGTAGTTTCTACAGATGGTAGAATAGAAGTTAGTTCTATACCAACAACTACCAGTACTGGTATCACTGATATGGTACATGGAGTAGCATTTAGTATGACCATGTTAACAGGAGCTCAAGCTGCTACTATTGGTAGACCAGGTAATAAGTTTAAAATAACAGTATCTCAGATTAACAGTGATTATGTTGATACTGGTTATACAGTACCCATTTTCGCAAGAGATACAGATTTAACAACTAAAATTACAGAAACGATATGATAAACCTACGATCTCTTATGGATTTGCTTCCTTATTACTTTAAGGAGCAAGATACTTATAAGGTCAACGGTAAAGGTTTATTAGAACGATATTTAGATATCTTCGGGGCTTATTTCGATAACCAAGTAGTTATGGATATAAGTACTTTAGATGATGTTATAGATATAGATAAGACTCCAGAGGTATACTTAGGTTACCTCTGGGAGTTCTTAGGTTCTATGCCTTATGCCAACCCCAGAGCTATTGATCCAGATAAATGGAAACAGTACTTCAATGGGTTTAATAGTGATTCTACTATAGAATCTTTGAGTAGGCTATGGCTTTATAGAAAAGACTATGATGGTGATCATTATACTTTGACTCCAGATCAGGTAAGATCTTTGGTTAAATACTCTATAGCCTTATTTTCTATCAGGGGTACTAAAAAGTTCTTTGAGGTATTTCTTAGATTATATGGATTCGAAGCTAAGATCAGTAATGGTAGTACTTATCCAAAGATAACCTTAGAAGAGGACGATGATTCTGATTACTGGGGAGAAGATACAGACTATTGGGGTACAGATGATGACTATTGGGGATCAACAGATTCTCTGTTTGATATTAAGACTGAGCCTACTAAGATAGATTCTGAATGGTTAAATCTTGATACTGATACAGTAGATAATCATACTAACTGTACCAGACTTGTAAATGTTAACTTTAGGTTAAAGAGTGATTACGTATATAACGTATCTTCTAATGAGTTTAAACGTTTACAGGATAGGATGTTTAATCTTATAAATATGTTCTTACCAATAGGAACTAGACCTCACTTGATATGGGATAATGTTAATGTTGGTGATGGATATGAATCTAAGATTACTCGTTCTATAGAAGTTTATGTAGATAGAACTCCAATAGATTGGGAGCCTTCTGATGATGTATTTGTAGAATCGAATGAGTATCCAGGTTGGTATAGAGTATATGATAAATCAGATCCACACAGTGGAGTACCCGCTAGAAATTTTGACTGGTCACAGTTAAGATTCATGGTTAAGGTTAAAGATACCGGTGGAACCCAAGCTTTCATCTCGGATCAACCTAAGAAATTTGTCGTAGCTTTCAATGGTAATGACTTTTCTGATACCGAGTATGAAGATGGTCATATCTTTACTGTTAAACCTGGAGGTGATGGTAAGTATTATCCTAAATTTAAGGTAAGTGTAATCTGTGAAGAGGATTTTGATCTTACTAACAGTTCACTTAATACTTTCATTATAGCTAGCTGGTTGAAGGATTTTAATTATACCATATTTAAACATTATAATCCTTCAGTAGACTTGGTAATGAGTCCTACTAATACTTATGTACCAATACTGATACAGTCAGCTTCAATTAGGACTTATACTAATGATGCTAACCCTGATGACGATGATTTTGATCCGCAACAGGTAGTAAATTTAACTACAGGAGAATACCTTACTTTATGTGAAAGTGGTACTACTTTACCAGACAGAGAAGGTAATGATGTAGATTACTCTCAGTATGAAGGCAGATGTATGTATGTTCAACATATATTTGAGCCTGGAGTATATGAGTTTGCTATGCTCAATAAGCCAGAGTATAGGTTTACTATTGAGGTAAAGGTTGTAAAAGAAGTTTTGACTTTAACCTTAGTAGAAGGTTCAACTGATAACGTAGTAGATAATGAACATCCAACTGCAAGTATTAAGTTGAAAGTAACCAGTAATCTGGCCTTCTTAGATCATGAGGATACTCTGCTTATTAAAGAAACTACTAATCCCGTAACAAGGTATTGGAACAATGAAGATGTAATAGTACTTGATGACCCAGGCCATTATCGGTTCTTTGGTGTTAATCCTAACAACCCAGATAATGTAATCAGTAATTACATTGATGTAAATGTACTTTCTAACAAGTACAATGCTCACTACTATCTAGAGTTAGAGGATGGAGATAAGTCTGATGACGAGGCTTATATGATCCGTACTCTTATTGCTAACAGGCCTGCACCTGGATCAACTGTTGCTTGGGGTTTTGATTTTCTTATCACTGTAGATAAATCTATAGTAGAAGCTCAGGATATACAGATAGTAGATCCTAATGCTTTTGATTTAGAGGTTTTGATTTATAGAGGAGGTACTCCTAATAGAGGAACTTTACTTGGTTCTTGGACTGCTACTACCGAAGTATTAACTGATGATCTTGGTAATATCCTACAGTATTATAAAGTCAAGGGTCATGTAAGTGTTACTTGGGATGGTACTTATACCATAGGTGATCATGCTCCTTACAATTTCCCCCCAGGACTTTATTGCGTAGAGCTTCATGATAAGAATCATCTTTGGGAGGGTAGTCCTTCTTATAGAGTACTTGATGCTTATGTAATTCCACAAAAGTTTGATGGTAACTTATACTTCGATGTAGATGTTATCAGTAAAGCTTGGACTTCACCTGCTGGTCAGATCTATGATATTGATCCTATTACTGGTAAGTATACTTGGGGTTGGTATAAGAGTAATACTGATTACAAGCATTCAGTTCGATTGGTAAGGTACGACCCAGCAATAGATACTCCTCAGTTCCGTTTGAAACTTACTAATAATACTATTGGTTATACCAGAGTATATATGTATAAGTTAGTAGAGAATGGAAGTGAATGGGATAGTAATGCTGCTTATCCTCATGTATTATCTCCAGTTATGAAATCTTCTACCCCTCATGCTGGTATAGCTAACCCACATTGGTTGGATGAAGCTATTCCTAAAGATTGGGGATTCCCAGGAGAATACGATGATACTCGGGATGCTTGGGATTATGGTAAGGGTAGTACTGGTGTAGTTGGTTATACAGGAAGGTGGTTGTTCACTGGAACTGTATATCAATTGGATGAACTAATTCAAGGTCCTCAAGAACCAGGTAAGTATCTGTTCTTGGTTAATCAATTAGAGGTAGACACAAAATCAATTAACTATGCTTACTTAGAGGTAAAAGAAGAAATACAATATTCGCTCATAGTAGATCCACTGTTAGCTATATTGCAGGGTACTGCAGTAGGTACTAAGGTCGATGTTATAAGTAGTGCTAAGTTTACGAAAGAAACTTTGGCAGTTACTGTAACACCTCCTAATAGTTTAGAGATAACAGATGAACACCATCCATTACCGTATGCTTTCTATGCTTACCAAGCTGGAACATACACTTTCAAATTGTATAAGTTTGATGGAGGTCAATGGATATATTTAGGTTTAAGTGCTACATTCAAAGTACTCACGGAGAATGGTATATCTGATGAATACCTTAGTTGGGAATGGTCAGATACTTCTGATAGAGAGGTTCAAGTAGTAACCACTTCTGCTGATGTAGATTGGACAGTAAAAGTACAAAACGAATAAGACTATGGACGAGGTTAACAACAACATTGCTGTGAAAACAATGGTAATAGGATTTTTAGCAGAATGGCAAGGCTTGCTTTATGGTATGAGGTGGATGATAGCTTTAGCCATTATCTTAATTGTAACAGATCTTTGGTTCGGTATCAGTGCTGCTCACTACAGAGGAGAAAAAGTTCGAAGATCTAGAGCAGGTAGGAGAACCTTTAATAAGGTGGTTGACTATCTTTGCTACATTTTCATTGGAGTCACTATTGGTAAAGCTATTGCCGAACCTTATGGAGTAGATCCTTTTGTTACGGCAATTACTGCTATGGTATTATGCTATGGGTTCGAAATAGATAGTATCTATGGGCATATTCTAGAATTACATAATATTAAAATTAAATATTCTATCTGGAAGTTGCTTGCATTTATTCTTACTCTACGCTTTAAGCAATTTGCATCTGCCATAGAAGATATTAGTAAACAGTACGAAAATAATAAAAAAGAAGACAATGGCAACTAAAACTTATTTCGGCTTTCAAAGCCAATTAAAATCAAAGGAATTAACTGAGGCCATAGCTTTACAGCATGGCCCAGGTCCTTTATTTGGTTATGCTGGGTTCTCGTTAAATGGTCCAGTTATTACTTTAACACCACTACCAGATAATGGTGATACTGAATTAAAAGAATTTAGAGATCACTTTAGTAAACTGGTAAATGATCGCATGGCTTCAAGGAAAGTAATGGTTCAGGCTTTTGATGGAGCTACAGGTAACTTTGGTATTATTACTAAGGATGGTTACATTGAAGTAAACAATTCCAATCAGATTGACATCACTATATCTAACACTCAGAGTACTAATTCTGAGGTAATAGTTATAGCCAGACATAACTACTCTGATGATGTTAATATTGAAATGCCTGTGATCTATGAAGCTTATTGGAATCAGTCTACTACTTCCTTCTTTAAGCTTTATAAAAAGGCCATTGACTTCAATTACCCAACTCCTTTAGCTGCACGAGAGATAGAGGGATTGGATATTAACCAAGGTCCTCAGGATGATTCACAGCTTTCTTATAACTACCTATCTAGTACAGCTTTAGCTGCAACTGGTGTAGATCTTAATAACTTAGCTGATTGTACTCTAGTAGGTATATATGGTACAGGTAATGATGCTATGTCAGAGACTGGTGCTCTACAGAAATTTATTATCTTACCTTATGATGGTAAGTTCCCAATGGAATTAACCTACTCATGGCCTGATGTTAACTTCAATAAAGATCTCCTTAGATACTTGTATAAGGTATTTGATGGGATGGGAAGTATGACATTTGCTCAGTACATAAGAAAGTTACTAAGTGAATCTGATGAGGAGAAGGAAGTTGTATCAGTAGCAGTTCCAGTAGGAACTATCCTCATGTGGTACGGATCAACTTCTACTATCCCTTATGGTTGGGAGATATGCGATGGTACTGCTTCAGTACATAATCCAAGTATCATGAAGCCTAACCTAATGGGAAGATTCCCGGTAGGTTTGAGTACTGAAGACTCTAATTACAATAAGCCTGGAGTAACTGGAGGTAATAACCAAGTTACACTTGAGATTAATAATATCCCACAGCACAATCACGTTTATACGGCTGATGATAACAGTGAGGGTAAGTTTGCAAGCGTTGAAACTGGTTTCCCACAGGTTTATCAAGGTGCTTCAGAGGCTGTAACTGGTACTGCTGGTAGTTCTGGTAACCAAGGTGTTGCTAAGGCTTATCTTACTTCTAAGGTCGGTGGTAATAAGCCTATAGATAATCGACCTGCTTATACGGTGGTTACCTTTATTATTAAGACGTTGGAATAACCTTCCTTGTTTTCCATAAATAATTTTAGGTTGTGACGGGGGCTCAGTTGTAATGACTGGGTCCCTTTATTTGTGTGTTAATTCTTTCATAGCTCTACGTTCCCAATACTCTACATCATGTCTTAAGTCTGAGATGTACTGTATGGAAGTTTTAGCTTTTGGAAGGTCGAAGAATTCAGCAAGCATCGAGTTAGTTATACGTATTCTACCATTATCTGTCTTCTCTAATAAGAAAGCAGTAGGTGTCATTAGGCATTCGAATATAAGTATGGCATCAGGAGAAAGGTGCTTGTTCATATAATCATACAAGGTCTTAAGAAGTTCTTCCTTATATGCACTATCTTCTTCCATTGTTACATCTTCTTTATTGTTATCGTATAACTCATCAAGTGAAGTTAAACTCTGGAAGTACTCAGCTCTTTCAGAATAAGCTTCCTGTAACAAATGATACTTATAAGTAGATAACCCTCTCAAAATGTGAGCTTTCAAGAACTCAACATTTCCTTCGCTTTCTTCGTAGTATCTATTGAATAAAAATAACATCTTATCCCAGAAATAAGAGTTAATCACGTCCTTCGATACGTTATATCTACGGCAATCAATTTGCTTAACCAAGTTCTTGATAACTGGTTTGCAAAGCTTGTAAAGTTTGGCAAAGATCTTCTCATCATATTTTTCGAGAGGTTTGATCCTATGCAATTCTGGGCCAATCGTTTTGTCAAGTTTCATATTCTTTGAATTTTTAAATTAACTTTGCAAAATTAATAATAAAAAATGAATTATGCAAATAAATAAATACTTTTCTTGTGTTGGTAGTCAGGATGTGTATAGTGGTTCTAGCTATAGTTACACAATTACACCCAGACACTAAGGATCTATTATGTATTATAATTATTATGTATTATAATATTAATTAATAATATGAAACAGAAAGTACAATTCTCATTCAGTACTGATTTCCAAGCTGAGGTATTAAAATATCTCCTAAGAGATCCAGAAGGTGGGCTTGCTTTAAAAAGGCTAAAGCCTAATTATTTTGTGTTGATAGAACATTCTATAATTGCTGAGGGCATATTTAGTTATTACAAGAAGAAAAAAAGAATCCCGTCAGAGAATATTCTTAAACAAGTTATTAAAGAATTGCTAGAGAGCAAAGATTATGCTGACCTTGTAACAACAGAAGATATCCCAGGAATTAATAAAGTGGTAAAGGCTTTATATAATGAGCCATTAAAAGATTCAGATTATATTCAGGAAAAGATATATCAGTTCTCTACTTGGGTTGAGATGAAGAATCTTAATGATTCTTTTGATCTAGATAACTTCGAACAGTATGAAACTTATAGTAAGAAGATAGATAAGATCTTACAACATTCAAAGCCTAAGAAAGATGATGAACCGGATTATCTGATTCGAGATGTAGTAGAGAGACAGTTTAAACGTCAGTCTGATCCTGATATAGTTCCTACTCCTTCAAGGCAAATTAATGAGTTAACTAATGCTGGTGGATTCGCAAGAGGTTCAGTAGCAGTATTACTGGATAAACCTAAAGCAAGAAAGACTTTCTTCTTGGTTAATCTGGCAATAGGTTATCTTAAGATGCGTAAGACAGTTCTATACATAGATACAGAGAATGGTCAATCTCAGATTATGGATAGATTTATTCAGTCATCACTTAATAAAACTAAAAAGGAAATATACTCAGGTGAATATGATAAGCTTGAGCAAAAACATGTTAGGAAGTTGGCAAGATTTGGGGTTGAGCTTATAGTTGAAAGAGTCCCGGCAATGGTTACTGACTGTAATTATATAAGGGATAGAATCTTTAAACTCAAATCTCAAGGTATAAAGGTTAACGTAGTTATGATTGACTATCTGGCAAAGATGGCAAGTATAGCTGGAGATAAGGATGATTTCGAGAGAATAGGTAATGCCTTTATTGATGCTCAAAACCTTGCAGAGGATATGGACCTTGATTGTATATGGACTGCTAATCATGTTACTCGTAATGCTTATAAACATCGTAAGACAAGGTATGAGGAAAATGATATTGCTAAGTGCGTAGATATTGTACGTAACTCGGTAGCAATATTTGGTCTCAACTGTACAGAGCAGGAAGAGAAAGATGGAATCCAACGCCTTGAATTGGTAGTAATGAGAGATGGTAAACCTAACGGGCGAGCATTATATAAAGTAGATATCGAAAGACAGAGAGCAGTAGAATTTACTCGGGATCAGAGAAAGAAGTATGATGAACTGTACTCAGAAACTATAGATAACGAAATAAAGAAGCAAGCTGCCGAAACTAATAAACAACAATTAACAGGTGATATTTAAAATGAAATACTCTGAATTAAAACCAGGAGATAAGGTAATCTTACATACTTCAGATACAAGGTATGGAGATGAAATTAAATTTGTAAAAAGTGTAGGTCCTAAATGGATTAAGCTTGAGAACTTTTATCGTAAGGTAAAATTTTCTGTATTAGACGGTAGGGCTAATGATGAAATGCCTTGGTATGAAATACTTATACCTCAGTCTTCAGAAGAACAGGCTTGGGAAAAAACTTATTCTTATTTAATAAGGGAAGTAGTTCCAAGATACTTAAAGACATTATCTTTAAATAAGCTTGAACATTTACAAAGAAGGTGGACAAATAAGATTTTAGATAAAGATGAAAATAACTCAACAGTTTAAAACACAGCTTTACAATTACTTTGTAAAGAGACTCGGAGCCTACGAATATAGGAATGGTTGGCTCCGAGTTCCAGTGTGTCCATACTGCGGTAGGGAACAGAAAATGGGAGTTAACCTTACAACTTACCGAACTAATTGCTTTAGGTGTGGAGAACATCCTTCTCCTGCTCAAATGGTAATGGACATAGAAACATTAGATACTTATGCAGAACTTCTAACATTCTTAAAACATGGTGACTTCAGTGAACTATCTTTTACCGAGACAAAGGTTGAGCTTGCTGAGCCCAAGCCGGTTTATTTGCCAGAAGGATTTAGGCTCATCAACCAAGGTACTTCTACCACCTCGAAAGTTATGCAATCTTACGTTAATAAAAGAGGCTTTGATACACAGCAACTTTCGAAGTTGGGCGTTGGCTACTGTGCCAAAGGAGATTACATGGGATATCTTATCTTACCATTCTATTCACAAGGAAGACTTACGTACTTCAATGCACGACTTGTCATTGGCAACGGGCCTAGATACAACAACCCTCCTAAATCAGTTACAGGCCTTGGGAAGGAGTTCCTTATTTACAACGTGGATGCTCTGGAATTATATAACCAAATATACATCTGCGAAGGAGTCTTCAATGCTCTTACAATGGGGGAAAGAGCGATTGCAACTATGGGAAAGAGTATATCGAGGTATCAGATCAACTTACTTATTAAGTGTCCAGCCAAACGATTTATTTTATTATTGGACCCGGACGCAAAGAAGCAGTCCATCGACCTTGCTCTTAAACTCGTTAACTTTAAATCAGTTAAAGTTGTATATCTTCCAGAAGGAAAGGATGCTAATGACATTGGGAGAAAAGAAGTCATGAAACTTGTATGGAAGACTAGATACCAGGACTATCAAGATTTAATAAAATTAAAGAATGAATTATGAATAGAGAGCCCAGTATTCACATTACCAAATCCAACTTTGCCGATATATGCAATGAGTTGGAAATTTCTGTTCCTATAAACCGATTCTTTCAATTGGCTAAACGTAGGGCAGTAAATACTAGAAGTATAACAGTTTCAAATAAGAAACTACAAAGACAAGTAAACAAAGTTACACTAGCAGATACAGGGGATGCTGCATTATTTGCCGATATATTATATGCAGAACGAATAAAATTGAAGCATCGCGGTGTAAAGAAAATAAATGAAGGATCAGGCAGGGATTGGGACACTTGTAAAAACCTTGCCAACATCTGTAATAACTTCTGTAATGATTTCAACCTTGACACCAGAGAAGGTTATATTAAATATATTGAAATAGGTATATCACGTATGGAAGGTAACAATCGTAATCTCCTACAACGTTTAGTATCTATGTCAGAAAATATATTTATCCAGTATGGTGATGAGCAGGAGCTTAAAGAAGATCCTAATCCATGGCTCACTAATCAAGGCTTTGAATATTATATACAGAAGATCGCTAAGGTAACAGGTATATATGATAATAAAAAGGATCCAAGTAAACTGGTAATCTTTAAGAGGCTTGGAGAAAAGTTAAAAGAACCTCAGAGAATACAACAGTGGATAGATGCTCAGTTCTATGCTTTAGCTTTCGTTAACGGAGTACCTTCAATCAATGACTTACTTTCAGATAAGGCTTTGGAGAGGTATAATAAGTATCTGTATAAGATGAAGCATAAAGAGGAACTTCCTCCTGAAGAGAACTTGAATTTATGGAATCAGATAAACGATAAAGATGACGATTTACCATTTTAGTTATGACAACAGAAGAACAATTGGCTATACAAGCAAAGGCTAAAAGATATGCAGAATGGCGTACAGAGCAACTGCCTGACTTTATAAAATCAAATTTAGTACGCGACGCATTATATTGAGCCTATCTTGAAGGTGCTGGTATTAGAACAAGATAAATTTAAATAACTATGGCAACAATTAAAGAGAAAATCGCAAAGAGTGCTGCAAGCACTTGGTGTAGATGTTTTAAATGTGATGGTATTGTAAATACCACTCACGAAAAATGTGAGAAAGATAAGCTGCTTACTTGTCACAAATGGTATGATGGTTATAGAACAGCACTACTTGCCCTTGAAGATGATAGAGTAATAATTAAAGAAGAATAACTATGGCAACAATATTTATTCAAAATTGTAATACTTGTGAAGTTGATATACCTCAGAAATATGGGTTAAGACTTTATAAAGATTTATCTGTAAGGCATCCAAATGCTTTTTACCTTAAGAGACAGTCTAAAGGTAATTGGGATGGCATTGTACATTTTATAAATCAACGAGGCATATTTAAAATAGGTATGTTACCAAGAGTAGTTGAGTTATGTAAATCATATGGTTTGAAGGTAAAGGTAATTGATGAACGTAAACCTTTACCTAAGGTCAAGAAGGTAATAATTAAAACTACTAACTTCAAACTTAGGCCTGAGCAAATAGAAGCAGTAGAGGCTGTAGTTAATAATAATGTACAAGGTAAGAATTTCCAAATAGGAGTATTAGACTATGCAGTAGGTACAGGTAAGACTCTTATTATGACGGCATTATACTTAACCTACAAGAGACAGTTACGTACTTTACTTATAACTAATGACTCTGACTGGCTTAACCAGGCTAGATCTGAATTTAAAGAATACCTACCAGATGAAGATATTACATTTATCCAAGGTACAAAGAAACTTGGTAAATGGACTAACTTCAATATTGGTATGGTACAAACCCTATCAAGGAATATTAGGAAGTTTCAGAATGAGTTAACTAAAATTGATATGGTATTAGTGGACGAGGCTGACTTAGGTGGAAGTAAGTCCTATCAGTCTGTGTTAACTCATTTATGGAATACACGTATACGTATAGGTCTTTCTGGTACTATCTACCTTAGTAAGTTTAAGAAGGATCAGTTAAAGAACTGGAACCTTGAAGCTTTCTTTGGTCCTAAGCTTGCAGAGTTTAAGTTAGCTGATAGTACTAAGAAAGGTTATGCTACTCCTGTTGTGGTTAAGGCTATAAATTCTAAGCCATACTTTGGTAATTGGGAATCAGATGCTGTTAATTATGGAGATGAATATAGGGACACTATCATAGAAAATGCCGAATCTTATGAAATGATTTATGATAGGGTAAAATTCAATCAGGCCTATAATAGGTTTCCTATGTTGATAGTATGTAAGTACATTAAGCATTGTGAAAACCTATATAAATATATACAGGCCCGGAATAAAGAAAAGCTACCAATAGCCTATGTTCATGTTAATACTCCTAGTAAACAAAGAAAACAAATACTTAGTGATTTCAGGGAAGGAAAGATAGCAATTCTTGTAAGCACTACTATCATTGCCAGAGGCAAAAACTTTCCATTACTTAAAGTAATGATAAATGCAAGTGGGTTCAAGGCAGAGGAAAAAACAATTCAGTTCCTCGGTCGATTAGTTCGTTTGCATAAATCAAAATCTAAAGCTTACTTAGATGATATTCAATATCCTGGGCATTATTTAGGCAGACACAGCAGAGCTAGAATTCGTGCATATAAGAAACAAGGTTATAAATTAATACAAGTTACTAAGAGGTTTAAAAATATGCGAGGGAAAGAATATAAAAGGATCCCGGAACATCTTTTCGAAAAAGGTAAATTCGATAGGCTTTGTAGATGGTGTGAAAGGCATTAGGCCATATCATACATTACTAAGAATGAACTAATAAGTAATGCTTATTTCCGTCTGGATAATAAGCATTAGCTAATAGGCATATAGGCATTAATTAATAATTTAAAAGTTATGACAGACAAACAGTTTATCCAGTTCTCCAAGAAGTATTTCGGAGATTTAGATTACAAACAGCTTTCAGAGGCTGAGTACAAAAACCTTTATGAACAAAAGGAAGCAGAACGAATAGTATCAATGGCTAATGCTGGAAAGCTAGATGGTATATTCGATAAGCTTACACTCAAGGCAGATGGTATGAAGGTTAGCCTTATGTATAACGGTAAAGCTATATCTTCAACTACTTTGGTATACATTAACCCTTCTGAAGTTAGGTTAGGATGATTACTTGGGAACAGGTTCCTCTTAAGGAACAACAGGCTTTAAGATTAGCCTTCTGTAATAATCCCTCTATCAAACAGTTGGAAATGACTGCTGCTCAACTCCAACATAATAGGGATTTTATAGGAGCTTTAGAGGTCAAAAAAGAGATTACTGCCCAATGGGAATACGTTAAACAAACTCATTTAAAAAGTATTCAACCTAAGTACGATAAGACCGTAAACGAAACGGTTAAGCTTTCTGAATTAGGTTTACCAGAAGATAAACTTCAGATTCTGGTAGAAAACATGATCACCATATTCATGGCTTGTGATATCATAGAAACTGCTCATTTTAATGCTAATGAAATATTAAAGAGTCATAATAAGAATGCTTCATTAGATAACTACGATGACCTAAAAACTATGATTGGTATAGTAGAATCTCATCTCAAGTTTCTTCAGACTGAAACTGGGTATATGGATGATCTTGCTTGGGGTGATGGTTGTGATAAGCAATATGAAATGATTCGGAATAAGGCAAGGTCCATAATGAAAAAGAAAGACGATATCAATAGATGGGGCCAAAACCTTAAAAAGTACATAGACGGTACTCTTGACCAGAAAGCTCATCAAGACAAAGTATAGTCTGAACTATTAAACTTAAACAACGTTTTATATTTATAATATGGGTAAGAAAGAAAAGAAGAAACTACCAGTACTTAGTAAGCAAAGTCCACTAGTACCAATTGATGTTACCCAATTAGGTGGTAATGGTGATCCTTGCTTTGGTAAAGGTTACGACCTTAGTACTAAGGAATGTAAATTATGTGGAGACTCTGAACTCTGTTGTATCAAGATGTCCCAGGCTTTAAATGTAACTCGGAAGGAGTTAGAAGCTAAGAATCATTACAAGGACCTTGAAACATTAGAGGATGTAAATGGTATCAAGAAGTATATCAGAGGGTTGAAACGTAAAGGTAAAACTCGTAAAGAGATAGTAGAAAAGGCTTCAGTTAAATTTGAAGTACCTAAAAAGGATATTCGTTTAATTTATAAATCAATGTAATATGGACAGAGGACCAAGATTAAGGTTTGCTCTAAGTAGAGAAGTACAACTTCCTAAGAGAGCTGGTGAACATGAAGCAGGTATTGATTTCTTCGTACCTAAGAATTTAACAGTAGAGGATATCCTGAAAGCTAATAAGGATGTTCCTGATGTAACTATCTCCGAAGGTAACACAGATTGGCCATCTGCAGGTCATGTATGCCTACACGTAAATGAAGATGGTTTTGTAAATGAGATTTGGTTTGGAGCTGGATCACGTATTATTATTCCTTCTGGAGTACATGCTCTGATTGAACCTTGGGCTTCAGAATTGATTGCAGCAAATAAATCTGGAGTATCAACAAAGAAGGGCTTGATATTTGGAGCTCAGGTAGTAGATTCTACTTATACAGGAGAGATCCATATCTCACTCATTAACCCAGGAGAGAATCCACAGGTACTGAAGGCTGGAGATAAAGCTATCCAGTTTATTCATACACCTATTCTTCTCACTCGAGTTGAACAGATCGGTTGGGAT